GCCCCCTAAAAAGGAGGCTTCAACATATTAAGTTGGTGATACCTAATCGCCCCCTAAAAAGAGGGCTATAGGATTTACACAACACAACAACTACTTCTTAGGCATTGGTTTTTTTACACCAGTACCTGCGCCATCTACTAATCTAACTAATTCATTATGGATTTCTTTACCTACTTTATTTGTAGTTACAAAGTTACCATATGCTGAAATTGCTGAACCTTCATCTAATGAAGTTAATTTAACAATCTCCCCTTTAGTGTCAGACCATTTTAATCTATTGTCATCTTTAGATATATAAACTATTTTTTTATCTAACGCTAATGAACAATATGACTCAATTTCAAATAACTCATCATTCATTCTATTTAAAAACTCAGAAGGTTCTTCATGAGCAAAATTTTCTATATTAAATCTAATTTCTTCATCAGTATCTTCTATACTAAATCCTAGAATAGATGCATAACGATGTAAATCTTTTGACTCAATCATTGATGCACGTTTAACTGCTTCTAATTTAGATTTGATTTCATTACGAGCTTGTCTAGCTTCAGCTTCATAATCTACTCTTTCTAATATTGGTTTTACTGAATTATCTCTATTTGGGTTAGCAGCATTAAATGAAGCTAATTCTAAATATTGATATAATTCGTCATCTTTAGAATTACCAATAGTAAGAGTTAATAAACCACCGTTGTCTTGAGGTTTAACCCATTCTCTGCGAATAGTTCTTGACTCTGGGTTTCCAAACATATCTAATCCACCAATCATACCAACTTCAACCCAATCAGATTTAATAGGGTCAAATGTTCTTGACATTGGAGGGATTAATAATGTTGCTTTGTAAACTGGAATACCATCGTCAGAAAAAGGGTCTAAATAAGTCTCTAAAAAACGATAGGTTACTTTTGTTCCTCTTGCAGGAAGTTTTGGAAATAATTCTGGGCTTACATCATTATAGATACCCATTTTTCTTAGTGCCATTGTGTATGTGTTTTTGTGTGTGTAAGATTTATTATTATTAAAATAAGGGGGTATTGCTACCCCCTGTATCTTAATTTATTGACTATGCTACTGCATTACCAATTTGAATTTTAGCAAATTTGCTTGGAGCAAATACTTCTAATCCCATATTTGAAGTCCAAGTTACTTTACCCATTGGTAAGAAGTAAGCAGATGCTTGGATTGTAGAACCAGTATAGTTCATAACTTCTTGGTTAGATAATACTTTAAACGCTTTTAAGTTGAAAGTAAATCCACCGTGCATGAATTTCTCAGCTACTAAATCGATTTCACGACCGTTTACATTTAAGAAACCAGAGTTAACACCAGATTTGTAGTATCCATTAGCTGGAGCTGTAGCTGTTTGACCAGCACTTGGTAAGTTTTTCAAGAAGTCAGAAATAGTTGCAACAGTTGCATTAGAACCAGCAATCATATATTCAAATGGTGCACGGTTTGCAATCAACTGAGCTTCAATAGCTGTTAAGTCAGCTAAAGTAAACACGTTTGTAGTTGGAGTAGAACCAGTGATACCATAGTTGCTGATATAGCTATCCATACCACGAGTAGTTTGGTAAGCGTAATCTTGAGGGTCAGTAACTGCTTGACCAGCGAAAGTTGATGCAGAAGCTTCACCTAACCACATAGCTAATGAAATGTCACCACGGTGTTTTTGTAAACCTTGGATCATTTCATAAGGTAAAATGTATGGTTTTCCGTTGATTTCAATTTCAACTTTAGACATGTTTTGAACGTCTGTAATTTTCAATGCATTACGGAAAATTTGAGTTTGGTTACCCAATTTACCAACTAACCAACGACGTGGAGCTGGACCATCAGAACCTTCAATTTGTGCATTAGAGAAAGCAGAAGCTACTGTACCATCAGCGATTGCAAATGGAGAACCAGTTACAGAAGCAACAGTAATTTCATTTGATAAATCTTTTGAAGTTACACGAACAACTCCGTTTTCACAACGTAATAAATCACCAGCAACAATAAAGTTATAAGAATCAGTATCTAATTCTAAAGTACCACCAGTAGCAGATGCATAACCTGTTACGATAGCGATAGGTTTGTATAATTTATCGTTGAAGAAAGAGAAGTAAGTTGGCATAGAAGTTGCTTCTTTTTTGCCAGCTAACCACATAAAATCTAACCACTCAGCATCGTCTTGAATGTCTACTAATTGTTTGTAGATATCACGTTGGTCTAAAAGTGATGTAGTTTGTAATAATTGACCAGTAGGGTCAGAACCAGGTCTATTGTTAGACACGTATGGTTTGTCAGTTGCTCCTGTAGAACCTTATTAATATCCGAAAGGCTTACCATCTATAGATTTAATAACAAATGAATTGTTCTTTTGAGGAGCAACATATCCGTCATCATTTCTAGTATTTTTTAGCTCATCAAACAATCGTTTTTCTCCTGCGCTTTTACCTGAATTAAACAAAGCCTTTTCTACTGCGCTTGGGTTGTTAGCATAAGCCCAAACCCTTTGCCATTTTGCTACATCAACTTGGCCGTCGTCTTTCACAAATTTAGAAAAGAACTTTTGTTGGTCTAAGGTTTCACCTAAGAAATCAGCACTTCTGTCAATTTCAAATCTTACTTTATTCTCTTGGTCTCCAAACTCTACAAGTCTGCTCGTCTCGAATTGCTTGTACTCTGGAGTTTGAGTAAAGTAGTTTTTAAAATCTTCAACTTGTTTTTGTGCTTCCAATTGTTGAAGTTCTAATTGCTTTTTGAATTGCTCTACTTCATTAGTTCTGGTAGGTGGTTGATACTCTGCTTGCTGTTGTTTTAACCCATCTCGGATTTCTTGTGCAGCAAGTTTCATCATTAACTTACCAGCTTTTGAGTCTTCACTATTCAAATCGCTGATGTTAAAGTCTTTCTGAAGTTTCATTTGGAATATTAAGTCTCTATCCTCATCACTAAGATTTTTATATTGACTATCAATTTGCATACGAATAATATCTGCATCACTTATTGCATCATAATCCGTATGAGTTGTAATTAGGAACTCATCTAATGCATCATTCTTGTAAGCTTCATAAAGCTTTTTGAAATAAGCATCATCTTTAACTCCTAACTTTTCAAATGGGTCGAACTCTTCAGTTTGACTTGACTCTGCTATTTCAGCAGTATCTTGTTTATAGTTATCAGGTACAAGTTTTAAAACACCGTCATCTTGGGTTTGTTCAGCTTGAACCTGTGGTTGTTCTTGTACTTGTTCTTGTGGTTGTTCATCTTGTTCAAAATATTCTTCTTGTCTGTCGTAAAGACCACCTTCAGAATTTATTGATTTAATTTTCCAACCAGAAGTTTGTTCTTGAAACTCGTTTTGCGGTTGAGTCTGTTCTTGTACTTGTTCTTGTTGAATTGGTTGAGCTACTTCTTGAGGAGCTTGCGTTTCAACAATATTGAGCTAATTGTGCCATTCTATCTTCATTAGGATTTTGTTCCATCATTGGCTCTTCTTGTTCCATTCCACCCATTTCTTGCTGAGCCATTTCTTCTGGAACTTGACCCATCATTTGCTCTTGTGGCATTTGTTCTTCTTCTGGGCTTGCAAAGTTAAAACCTTGTATGTCTAACCCTAATTGTTTACCACCTTCTGTTTCTGGAGCAACCCTAGACTCTAAGTTAGCTTTGATGTCTATTTGAGGTACATCATTTTGTTTATCTTCTTTAATCAATTTAGCTTTATTATCTCTAACATTGCTATCTTGTCTTTCTGTAGCTTGTACATAAGATGACTCAACTCTACCACTAGCAGCAATTCTTTCTCTTTCTAAATCAAATTGACCACGCAATTCAATTAAACGAGCTTCCATTTCAGCTTTAACTTTCTCTAACTCAGACTTCATTTGGTATTCCATTTGAAGTGTTTGTTGTTTAGATTGTTCAGCAACTTGTGCAGATTGTTGTTGTATCTGACCATTTTGCTCTTGCATTTGTAAAGCTTGTTGTTGTTTCTTTTCTGTATTCTTGCGAACTTTATAAGCTAAGAATAACTCTGCTTGTTTTATATTAGGTATATTATTTAAACGAATAACATCACTAATATCTAATTGACCTTGTTGTAAAGCTACTTTAATTAATTCATCTAATTTAGCTTTTTCTTCTGCTGTAGGTTTATCCACAACTGTTATACCAAATGTGTATTTAGTAATATCTGGAGATATAGTAAGTAAATTAACTGTACCTTTCCCTAATGATTTCTCAATTCCCATTACATCTCCTGTTCTTAGAATATCTTGTACTCTAATTACAATAGCTTCTGCTAAAGATTGGGTTATTTGTTTATCTGAATAAACAATATCACTTAATGCATTATTTGTTCCAGATGCTGCTAATTGAGCAACTGTAGTCAACAACTTAGGGTTAGGTGTAGAACCATCTGTTAATTCATTTAACCCAAGTGTTTGACGTATCATGTCAAGGTTTTGGTTAATTAAATTCCAGTATTCAGCTATAGCCCCACCAGTTCCGCCTTGCAATTCTTGTATTGCTGGAGGGTTTTGTCTTCCATCAAATGTAGTAGAACGGCTTACTAATACCCCACGTTGTAAATACAAGTCAATAATATCGGAAGGTTTCATTGTTTGACCACCACCAGACAAACTAACTTCTTCTAATGCTGCAAGGTTAATATTAAAACCTTTAGGTACAGATGTATTTAATTCATGTTGTAATCTATAGTAAGCTAATTGTATTGCATCAGCGTAAGGAATAATAGCTTCCATACGGCTAAATGTTTTCATATCAAAGAAATCACATGCACTTATGTGGTAACTTGATTTAGCACGAGCCATATTAATTGGGTCGCGTTTAATATCGTATTGCTTTCCATAGTCAAATATGATATCTGTACCAACAATCCATTTACATCTATATACTCCTTGTACTTGCTTTCTTTTGTATTTATCTTTCTTGTTATTATAGTCATCATATGACGCACGTCCAAATATAGTATTTCCTCTTCTGTCAACTCGTTCTTCACGAACTAATTCATCAGCAGATATAATTTCTAAATCTAAAACTTGTACTTTACCTCTATTCCAAAAGTCAGAATAGCTACCATAGTAAGCATTACCTACTGGTGTAGATGGTCTCCATTGGTTAGTAGAAGCATATTTATAAATCATTTCAATATCTTCAGAAGATAACTCCCCATTAGACATTTGAATAACTTGAGCTACTGGAACTTCTAATATTTCTCCTGCGTATCTCAAATCTCTAAAGTCAGGATAAGTACAATAGCTTAATATTAATCTTCTTGGGTCAACTCTTCTAAATCCTACTAACTCGCCATCTCTATAATCTTTATATGCAGATACACCATAGTCAAACAAATCTTGTAAAGTTTGTCTGCGTTGGCTTTCATAATCGTTTTGGCTAAATGTTAATTCAACTGCTTCTTCAGCTTCCATAGCTGTTTTATGACGCAACCCAATTTCAAATATTTTAATACCATCTAAGTCATCTGGTTCTCCTTCTTTGGGTTTTAATACACCTGGTATTTCACCTTGAGGACCTTCTACTTGTTGAGCAACATCTCTCATTACAGCTTTCATTTTCATTTCTGTAATTTGGTCCTCAACTTCATATTTAGCAAACGGATCAATTGGGTCTATTTGAATATCCCAATTTTGTTTTTCTAACAACCCTAATGCTATTCTTCTAAACTTAGGCAATATAGGTAGTACTGACCAGTCAACTACTAACGTATTGTTTGTAGGGTCTTGGTCAGGAGTTAATACTTTTTTATATCTGTCAATTGTTTGAGAGCCACGAGCATAGGTTTTAACCCATTCGTATTTGTCTCGGCTTCTCCAACCTATTGAACCAAAAGGGGTATCCCCATAAGCCGAATAAGCGGCTCTACAATACTGCAATAAAAAGGGTTTCTCGGTTTTTCTTTTTGGGTCAATATTTTCGTCTGGAAAATTTACACCGACACTTGATACTATTTCTGCCATCTCAGCAATTAAGTTTAATTTACATTAAATAATACGTTATTAATACTTTCCAAATAAACGACCAGTACCTTTAGACTTGTAAAAACTAAAGTAATCTTCTATTCGTTCTGTTTTAACTTCTTTTCTTTTAGGATTAAATTGAGGATTATACATCATCATTAATGCGTAACCCATAGCCATGGCAACGTCAAACTCGGTTGTATCATCTGGACTAAACCCTAACCAATCTTCCAATATCTGCTCATACCATATGTTATCTATATTGTCATTAATGTATTGATCAGTTAGTTCAGCTATATATATATTGTTTGAAAGCGTAGCAGCTATACCTGGTTTATCTTTACCAGGGACTTTGAAACAAAAATCATTATATCCCCTTTTATCAAAGTAATGGAGTATACCTGGTTTATTATTTTCTATAAGTGCTTGGCAACCATAGTAATGTAGAGCCATCAAACAATCTTCATAAAACACTTCTGGGCTAGGACGTGCAACATATAGCAATATAGGTGCATTATCAGCATCTGTCTGTCTTAATGGATTAGACTTTTTCATTATGCATAAAGCACCATTTGACATTCTTGACTCATGACCTTTACTAACATTCACATGGTCATAAGGGTCAATACCAGCACAATACAAATGTTTATTTTGTGCATAAGCTATATCTCCTTTCCTAGTTACATTATTAACTTGGTCCTATCATTTAAAAGAATAGGATTAAATACGCAAGTTGATGCATCGGTTTGAAACGCTTCTTTCTCATCTAATGGTTCTTTTCGTTTTGCAGAAGATAAAGCTCTTGGGTCATTTTGTAATGCTTTTCTTTCTTCTAATATATCCATACGCGCTAACTCTTTATTAGCGTTCCCAAATTTATCTATATGGCGAGTTTCATCAGCAGGAGTAAAAAACTTATACATACCAGACTGAGTTCTTCTTCCTTCTTTTGTATTTTGGTCAGACCCTTTCCACATCTGTAAATAAGGTTTGCCACCAGCTTCCATTTCTTCTACTGTTGTAGTATGAAGGCACTTTCCTATAATACGCCCCTCATCGTCCATCAAACAATACTTAACTACGTTCCATCTTCTATTGATATCTACAAGGGTTGTTTTACCTGCCTCATCAGCTATGTAGAAACCTAATTTCTGCCCATCATAAGCACCCTCTGTTGACGATTTAAAGTCTATTCCTGACATTAACTCTTCTCCATCTATATCTACCTTACCACTTTGGAATTTAAGCCCTGTAGCAGGAACTTTACCTGT